ACGCGCCCTGGGCCGCCAGTGGTGGCATTCAGGTCTATTGGGCCAACGAGGCCGGCACCTACACGGCAAGCAAGCCGAACCTGAAAGAAATGCAGGTTCCGCTGCACAAGCTCTATGCCTTCGTCCCGATGACCGAAGAACTGCTCGAAGACGCGCCGATGATCGAGCGCTATCTTAACGACAAGTCAGCCGCGAAAATGGACTACGCCATCACCAACGCCATCATAAACGGTAGCGGCAATGGCCAGCCCCTCGGCATCCTGAAAGCCGGCTGTCTGGTCTCGGTCGCCAAGGAAAGCACCCAGGCCGCCGCCACCATCGTCGGCGCAAACATCCTCAAGGCCTACGCCCGCCAGATGAATCCCGGCCGCTCGGTCTGGCTGTGCAACAGCGACACCCTACAAATGCTGATGAGCATGAACATCGAGTTCAAGTCATCGGCCGGCGCCGGAATCGCCGCAGGTGCGCGCTTCCCGACCATCACCCTGCCGGGCGAAAACGGCAACACCTTCGCCACCATCATGGGCCGCCCGGTGGTTGTCACTGAAGCCTGCGCCACGCTGGGCACCGTCGGTGATGTCATCTTTGCCGACCTGGCCGGCGGCTACTTCGCTCCGTACAAGGCCGGCGGCGTACAGGCTGCGGTATCCATGCACCTGTATTTCGACCAAGGCTTGAATGCCTTCCGCTGGTCGTTCCGTGTCGGTGGTCAACCGTGGCTGTCCGCTGCGGTCACCCCGGCAAGCGGCTCGGCCAACACCAAGTCCAGCATGGTCGCCCTGGCAACACGATAACCGCGCGCTAACCGGCACATCAGGCTGCCGACATCCGGCAGCCTGAAACCAAACACTGAAAGGAAACGAAATGCCTACAGCACACATGCACGAAAACGTCCGCACCGTTGTTGCGGTCGCCCCGGTCGCCATTGGCACCACCGGAACCGGCCAGGTTGGCAAGATCATCGACCGCTCCGGTTATTCCGGCGTTGAATTCTTGATCGCCGCCGGCACCATCACCGCCACCGCCGCCGTTTACACGGTGACCGTGAAGGAAGGCGACGCCACCGGCAGCATGACCAGCGTGGCCGATGCCGACCTGATTGGCACCGAAGCACTGGCCGGCATCGCTGCTGGCGCCCGCACTTCCGGCACCGGAAAGAACGTCACCAAGCGTATCGGCTACAAGGGCAGCAAGAAATACGTCCAGTGCGGCATCAAGTCCACCGCAACGGCCGGAACACTGGTCGGAATTACCGCCCTGCTGCACAGCCCGCGCGTTTCACCGACCGCCAACCCGTAAGCGCTTGCACCTAACCAGGCAACTCGCCTGCACGGTCGGCGCTCACCCGCCGACGCCGGAACCGTCACCGGCACCCTTAACCGTCTGGTGAGAGACAATGGAAAAACCGCTGAAAAAACCGCTGCACATCACGATCCTCGGCCTCGGCCCCAGCCTCGAAGAATACGTCAACCTGGTCAAACGCCTGGGCAGCCGCCGCGCGTTCAACGATGAAACCTGGGGTATCAATGCCGTCGCCGATGTGGTGACCTGCGACCGCGTATTTCACATGGATGATGTTCGTATTCAGGAAATCCGCGCCGAAGCGCGCCCCGAATCCAACATTGCCAACATGCTGACCTGGCTGAAAACTCACCCCGGCCCGATCTACACCAGCCGCGCCCACCCTGATTATCCAGGCCTGGTTGAATTCCCGCTTGAGGAAGTCATCAGCGCGCTGAAATACGATTACTTCAACAATACCGCCGCCTATGCGCTGGCCTTGGCGATTCACCTAGGCGCGGAAAAAATCAGCCTGTTCGGCTGCGACTACACCTATCCCAACGCGCATGACGCGGAACGCGGCCGCGCCTGTCTTGAATTCTGGCTTGGCGTTGCCGCCGCCCGCAATATCGACATTGCCATCCCGAAAAATAGCAGCCTGATGGACGCGCTCTATCCGCAACAGCAAAGGCTGTACGGCTACGACACGCTGGATATCTCCATGCGCCAGGCGGATGGCCAGATCAGCATCGAAATGACCCCGCACGACCGCCTGCCCACCGCCGACGAAATCGAATCGCGCTACGACCACAGCGCGCACCCAAACCCACTTGTGAGCTAAAAAATGACCGATCCTAATCTGCGCGGATTAATGGTAGACGACCTGACGCGAGGCCGCCGCCCGCTGGGCAATGTTGCGGAATACGCCACCGACGCCTCCGGCAACACGTTGCTGGTGGGGCCGGATGGTGCTATCCCATTAAACCAATCATCTGACGAAACATGGTGTCTGCTTGGTGATTCAATCACCGCAAACAACAACATAACATCTAACTCAATCGCAATCGGCGCGATGGTTCGTCTGAATAATGTTGTAACTGTCACCCTTAGCGCCCACAACTTCAACACAAACCAGAATATTGCAATCCGTGAGTCAACCAATACTTCATCCTTCAATGGGCGATTTGTAGTCACCCGCACTGGTACGACTACATTTACATTTCCACAAGTCGGGGCCGATGAAACAAGCGCAGTCGCGCATACGGCACTTAAACTAGATTTGTTTGGCACAAAATCATGGTTTCAGCGTGCCAATATGCTGGGTGGAGGCAAGTGGCGTCTGCTTAACAACGGCGGTGCTGCCGGTCAAACTACGGCGATGATGCTGGCGCGGGTGCAGGCGGATGTAATCGACTACGCACCGACTCGCTGCGCGGTGTTCGGCGGCATCAATGACGTAAACACCAATTACACGGCGGCGGCGATTACGGCAAACCTTGACGCAATCTATAGCAGGCTGCTGGCGTCAGGGATCAACACCATTGCCGTTACGATCCTGCCGCACAACAGCACGCACGGCAGCTATTATTCAATCGCCCGCAATCAAGTTATCCTTGCAGTCAATAGCTGGATTCGCCGCCGTGTCGCATCTACGCCTAACATGAAGCTGCTGGACGCTTACAGCCTATTCGTTGATAAAACCAGCGTCAATGGCTACGGAACTGCGGCCTATTACGCGGCCTCTGATGCCATCCACCCAGGAGTCAACGGTGCGGCTGTTCTAGGCGCTGCGCTGAATACTCTGATCGGCACGGAAACATCGGCAGTCAGCCCGCTTGTCAATAGCCCGGCAGACACGGCGCATGCGGTAACGGCATCAGCGATCAGCAATGAAAACCGCTATAGCGGCGGGTGGGCTGCTTCTGGCACTACATCGACCGGCACAGGCTGCTCATGTGATGGCGCTCAGGCATCAACATGCCGAGACCCTGCGTGGCTAATTGAATCTGGTGGTGGAGGTTCGCAAACCTGCGTGTCAAAACTTGTTGCGCGTTCAGACGGGCGAGGCTACGACCAGCAGATGACCCTGACGGCTGCTGTTACTGGTGACAACTTTACCGCCCGCACAAACTACAACGCCACGCCATCCGGAACGCTGGTGTCTATGGATGAGTTTGTCCCTGGTGGAGAGTATGAGATTGTTTTCGACTACAGCCTGACAGGAGTTTCAGGTCAAAACCTGAACTACATCAGCGCCTACATTCAGATGAACTCAACCTATGATGTGGCTGGAGTATCCACAGCAGTAAACAGCATTATCCCGGCGGCATTGATGCTTGGCGCGGCAACCGACCAGACATACACGGCTGATATTACTGGCGTCATGCGCTGCCGGGTTACGCTCACGCCATTTGCCGCGCTTGGTGTGTTTCAGGTTTATTTCTACACGCAGTTTAGCGGGGCGGGTACTGCGGTGCTGCGGCTTGGCGCTGGATCAATTCGCAAAGTTTCCTAAACATGAATAGAGAACCAACCCAATCCGTAGATCTTTGACGCAACCCAACCCCAACCCGCTTCGGCGGGTTTTTTTACGCCTGCCAAAAAGGCAAAAACCCGGCCGCATAGTTTGACGCCGCCGCCCTAATCTGGCTGCATGACAAATCCGTTTTCCGCCATTGAAACCAGCATCAACGCCGCTTGCCTTGGCGCGCTGGCTAACGTGTCGGCAACGCTGGCCAGCGGGGCGGTTGTCTCCGGCATTTTGTCCAAGCCATCCGGCGCGCAGATGGGCGTCATGTCCACCGCGCCGGAACTGGTCGCCAAGACGGCCGACCTGGCGACGGTGGCCAATGGGCAGACCGTCACCATCAACGCCGTGGCCTACAGCGTCCGCGCCATCGAGCCGGACGGCACTGGTATCACCCGGTTGACACTGGAATGAGCCAGGCATGAGCCACACCCACACGCAAATCCGCAGCGCGCTGGTCACTGCATTGACCGGCCTCACCACTACGGGCGCGCGCGTCTACGCCAACCGGCTCTACCTGATGGATAGCGCCGAACTGCCCGGCCTGCGCATCTACCTGGATGCCGACAGCATCACGCCGGAAACCATCCACGCGCCGATCACTTACGGCCACGAATTGACCCTCAGCATCGAAGCCTGCGCCCGCAGCGGCAGCGGCCTCGATACCACGCTCGACCAGATCGCGCTCGAAGTGGAAACCGCGCTGTCCGCCGGCCTGACCGTTTCCGGCAAATACCTTGAGCCGGTACTCACCGGCAGCCAATACGACGACGAACCCGGCAGCCCGCCGGTCGGCGTCAAACGTCTGAATTTTTCCCTGGCGTACTTCACCGCCGGCAACGCCCCGCAAACTTTCATTTAAGGAAACATCATGGCAACTGCAACTGTTTGGAAAAATGTGGCGATTGCCATGCAATCGGCCATCGCTGCAGCAAAAACTATCACTGGCATCACCAACGCATCCCCCGGCGTGGCGACTTCCGCATCACATGGATATTCCAATGGCGATTACGTCATTCTGCAAGTGCAGGGCATGCTTGGACTGCAAGATAAAGTGGTGCGCGTCGCATCCGTTGCAACTGACACGTTTGCCCTGGAAGGCATCAACACCACCGACTTTGGCACGTTTACCAGCGGAACCGCCGAGAAGCTGACGTTTGGTACTTCGATTACCAGCGCAACCACGATGTCATCATCGGATGGCGGTTTCGACATGATCGACACCACCACCATTCATGCCGCGAACAAATCCGAAATCCCTGGCTTGCCCGGATCACAAAGCTATACGTTTGAAAACATCTGGGACCCGACCGATGCCGGTCAGATTGCCATGAAAACCGCATCGGATTCACAGGCCAAGCGCGCTTATAAATATACCTTTGGCACAGGTGGCAAGATCATGGTGTTTGCCGGTTACGTTGGTTTCAATGGCGCGCCTGGCGGATCGTCGCAGCAGCTTGTAACGACCTCGGCGGTGATTACTAGCCAAGGTTCGCCGACCTACTACGCATCTTAACCATGGATGCGATCGAAAAGCGGCTGCGCTCACGCGAGCAGCAAGCGACGGCGGATGGGCATACCTATACCCTGCGCCGCCCTACTGCTGCGCAGCTTGCCCGGCTGGCAGATGGCACGCGGCTGGAAATGTTGCGCGAATGCGTGGTCGGCTGGGATGTAAAGCACATCGATTTATATCCTGGCGGAGACCCGGTTGCAGCCGAATTCGACGCCCGGCTATGGTCGGACTGGCTGGATGACAACCCTGATTTATGGGCACCGTTGATTGACGCCTTGATGGATCAGATCAATGCGCACCATGCCAAGGTGGAGGATGCAGGAAAAAACTGACCGCCTGGTTGGAGCGGCAGAACTTGCCGCTTCCGCCAGGCGATATGTCGGCAGAAATCGGGCTGGCAATAAAGGCGTGGAACTGGCTCGGCGGGCAGATCGACTGGGCCGGCTTGCCGATGGTGGCCGAACTATTAGGCATCGATGACTTAGAGGTTTTGATCGTGCAACTGACCATTATTCGAGATTCTCAGGACAAAAACTAATGGCCGCCCCATCACAAACCAGCATCATCCTGACCGCAGACGACCGCACCCGCGCGGCCTTCGCATCGGCAAAAAACAGCCTGCAAGGGCTGCAAACTGCCGGCACAAAACTGAATGGTATTCTCGGCACGCTGGGCGTCGGCGCCATTGCCGGCAGTGGCCTGATCGCCTTCGCCAAAGCCGGCATCGACGCCGCAGACAACATCAACGACCTGAGCCAGAAGATCGGCGTCAGCGTCGAGAATCTGGCCGGCTACAAGCTGGCCGCTGAGCAAAGCGGCACCAGCCTGGAGGGCATGGGCGTTGCAGCCAAAAAGCTGAACGTCGCCATCGCGGAAAACAACCCGCTGCTGGGCAAGCTCGGCATCACCGCCAAAGACGCCAACGGCGCGCTGGTGCAACTGGCCGATGTCTTCGGCAGCATCCCGGACGGCGCGCAAAAAACCGCCATTGCCATGCAGTTGATGGGCAAGAGCGGCGCCGACATGATCCCGCTGCTAAACGGCGGCGGCGCGGCGCTGGAAAAGATGCTGGAACAGGGGCGGAAACTCTACCCCGTCACCACCGAAATGGCGCGCGCGGCAGATCAGTTCAATGATTCGATGGGCGCGTTCAAAGTACAGGCCGAAGGCTTCGGCATTTCAATCGCCAACCATGTCCTGCCCGGCATGAATGAAATGCTGGCGCGCTGGAATGACGCGATTACGCTGTCAAAAGCGCATGGCGGATTTATTAGCCTGATTCTGGACGGCATCAACCCGACCGGAACCAATAGCGCCAATCTGAAAGAGATCAACAGCCAGATCGAAAACATGCGCCAGCAGCTTGGTTATGTGCCTAAAGGCGCAGACACCAGCAAATTCGACGCAGAACTGGCGCGGCTGCAAGCCATCAAAAAGAGTTTGCAAGAAATCCAGCGCGCCCAAGCCCTGGCGCTGAATGACAAATTCGGAACATCCGACTACAAAGTCGCCAAGACGCCGCGTAAGGAACTACCGAAAGACCTGCTGGATAAATCCAGCAAAGCCGCCAAAGCCACAAAAGACAAACTAGACCTGATCGACCCCTTCGGCAAAGAGCGCAACGCCGCCATCAAGGCCGCCGCCGATGCGAACAACAAAGCGTTCGACGAATACGCCGCCGGCGTTGATTACAAAATCGCGCAGGATGAAAAGCTTGCCGCCTCGTTTGGCGCGCTCAATATCGACGTGGCGGAAGGGCTGCGCGAGTCCATCGGCCAGCTATTCGGCAGCGATGCCAGCCGCGCCTTCGATGCGGTCGATAAAGACATCAGCAAAATGCGCGCCAGCCTGGCGTCGCTGCAAGATGGACTCGACCCCGGCCGCTATGCGCAGATGGTTGAAGCGATCAACGCGCTGGCTTCCGCCAAATACAAACTGGCCGATGCCGAACTGATCCATGGCGAATACGCCAAGGCGCAGCAAACCATCAGCAGCGCCGAAGCATCGCTGCAATCGCGCGTCGCCACCGGCCTGCTGGATGAAACCCAGGCGCGGATCAACTTGCGCACTATCATCGGCGAGCAAGGACAGGCGCTGCAAGACATGATCCCGAAGTTGCAAGCGCTGATGGCGGCCAGCAACGACACCAGCAAAACCGCCGGATTGCAGGCGATGATCGACAAGATCAAGGAAATGCAGGCCATCGGCGCTCAGAAAGGTTGGCTTGCCGGCATGGAATCCGGCTTGCGCGCCTATGCCATTGCCGCCACAGATACCTTCTCGGTAGTCCAATCCGCCACGCAGAAGGCCATGCAGGGCATGGAAGACAGCCTGCTGGCATTCACCAAAACCGGCAAGCTGGAATTCAAAAGCATGGCCAACAGCATCATCGACGACATGCTGCGCATGGCCATCCGTGCCGGCATCACGCAACCCCTGGCGCAGATGTTCGGCGGCTGGCTGGGTGGCGGTACACAAGCTGCAGCGCCAATCGTCGACCACAGCTTTGCCCTGGGCGGCATCATGACTTCATCCGGCGCGCTGCCGCTGCACAAATACGCCAGCGGTGGCATCGCCAGCCGGCCACAGGTCGCGCTGTTCGGCGAGGGCCGCATGAACGAAGCCTTTGTGCCGTTGCCGGATGGCCGCAGCATCCCGGTTTCCATGCGCGGTGGATCGAGCGGCGGCGTCAGCATCGTGCAGCACATCAACGTCGACAGCCGCAGCGACAAGGCCAGCATCCTGCAAGCCATGCAGCAGGCCAAAAATGCCGCCGTCGCCGAAATCAACAACAGCCTGATGCGCGGCGGCCGCACCGCCAAGCTGGCCGGAGTCGCCTGATGACCACTTTTACCTTCCCGGTACTCAGTCGCAACGGGCCAAGCAGCCTGTCCTGGCGAAAGCTGTCCAACTCGCAGGCGTTTGAAAGCCCGCTCACAAAAAGCGTGCAGACCGTAGAGTCT